ATATAAACTGTTGGGGTACTTGTATAATCTAATCCTTCAGTATCAACAAGAATTTCTTGAATAGTTCCAGATACATGTGCAACAACAGATGAACCCGCACCAGTATGCCCATCTTGATAAACAGAAAGTCTAGGAGGATTAATTACATCAAAGTTTGATCCTTCATTTAGAACACCAACTGATTGAATTGGACCATAAAAAACTTTATCAGTAGATTTATAAGAATAAATTTCTACTCCATTGACAAATAATCCAACTCCACCTTGAATTGTCTCATTTTTAGTCTCACTATACTCAGGGACTACAAACTTTCTTAGTAATTTTTGTGCTCCAATTGTAGAAAAACCAACATTACTTGGAGTTAGAGAATGTGTGGTAATTCCAGATAAATCAGCAGATCCAAAAATAGTGATATATTGACCTCTACGAGCATTCTCTAGTGAATATGCAAGTGAAATGGTATTATCGTCTACTTTACGAATATAGTAAGATTGATTGGTGCTCAATCCAGATACAGCACCATTTGTACTTGATGGTTTGTATATTACAAGTTCACCATCATTGAAATGATGATCTGTAATTAAAATTTGTGTATTTGTTGCGACTCCAGATGTAGTGAAATTTCTAATTCTCTTTTGGGGATTTATAGACCAGTGTGGAAGACTATTTGATGCAACATATACATCAGCACCAGCAGAATAAACGTTTTGAACATCTGCAGTGTAATCTTTATTTGTCTTTAGTTGTCTTCTAATAAAATGTTCTTTAGATAAATCTAAAGAAGAACAATTGACTTGAATTGTTTTATTATTGATAATTTGAAGTAAAGTTCCTACAATAGTATTATTATCTTCATCTACAATATCAAGAATATCACCAACATAGAGAACATGATCCGAAAAGAATAAAAATTCATATACATTAGAACCTAATGAAATAATATTGTTAACAATATATTTTGTTGGGGTGTTATAAATCCATGAAGTAAATCTAGTGTCTTTTTGTTCAATACCTAAAGTTTTTATATTGATATTGCTTTCTTCTTGCTGATTTATTGCAAGTCCATTGAAATTATTAATTGTCCCTACAATATTCAGATAAACTGGAGCATCCAAGTCCCCATCTTCATATGAGTATGCTTGAAGTCCAGAAGCAAAAACGGTTGAGCTAATACCTACAGTTGTTGTAATACCAGAAACACCAAGGAATTGGGTATAGTTTTTATCTGTATAAGAAAGTTGAAGATCTTCGTAGGTTAGATTTCCTGTTGTACCAAATCCTACCGTACTATCAGCATTAATAATAGTAGATCCAGCACCAGATGTTTTAGTAACAAAAGTTTTTCCTACTTGAAGGAATTTGCCAATTGTAGTTCCTTTTGAAATTGCAATTTTGTAATATGTTCTACCATCTATTATTGCTTTTTCAACGTTATAAATTGATCCACTAGTTTGAAGTGGTGTTGTATCTTGAAATAATGTTTGTCCTTCAATTTTAACGGGATTTCCACTAATAGATTCGCAGACTAATATATCATTTTTAATGTAATCTGCATCTGATGGTTTAATTACAAATTTTTGTGGTTGAACCAGTTCAACCTGTTCAGCATATAGTGCTTTGAAGAGGATTTTGAATGCTTCTTCAGTTCCTTTTGACTTATAAAAGTCTTTTGCTTGTCTAATGAAATTACTTTCATTAAGATCACCAGTTAGACTTCTATCTTCAAATCCTGGTAGAACTAAAGTTTTTAATTTCTTTAAAAATTCATTCAAAAAGATATTGCTTAGATTTTCGACCCTTGCATTTGATGCATGAGTTGAAATTCCACTAGAAGTAAATGTTAGATATTCTGGTTGATTAGTTTTAGTATTTTTTTCAATTCCACTAAATCCGCGAACACATCCAGTAAATGAAGTAGATCCAATACCTGTATAGGTAATGATCTCATTGTCAATTTTTAGTAGACCCCATTGTGATGGCCAACCATCTGTAGAATTTACATAGATTGTTTCATCAACACCACTAATATATGATGTTAATGATGTAAATCCAATAAGATTTCTTGTGTTGAGATAATCTAAACCTTTATACTCAACTAAATTATCTGCAATATCAACAGGACCTCCCTGATACTCCTGAGAGTAATAATACTGCTTTAGGAATTCTCCAAAATAAGGATTTTCAACATCAATATATTCGGGAATTTGTCCCTGAATAATTTCATTGATTTTGACTTTTGATAGGGAGGTTTCAATCATCTGTTATCTTGTTTTTTTACCGTTTTGATAGCTTGACTGAACATCAAATCTTGTTCCAGAAGTGTTTGCACCTGATGAGATGCTATCTTGCTTCATAAAGAAATTACTCTTAGCAACATTCAACTGCAAGTACAATTCCTTTCTCGCCAAAACATCATTTGATAAAGGAATTGCTTGAACTTCAATAATATTGTCTGGTAAACTGGTCGATGTAATATTTACAGTATCTATAAGGATTTCACCAGTGTCATAATTGACTGTTCCAAACTTTGTTGATAAAATATTAATTTCTTTATCAGAGATTTCTTGGAATAAGAACAGATTACCAATATTAGAACCATTTACAACTGTATCTGAAAAATAGCAAGTTCCTTCTATGCCAAAAATAGTAAATCCTGTACTTTTTACATTATATTTTGGGTTTCCGTTATAAAATTGATTGACAAAGCATAACTCATATTGTGCGGGTTGTCCTATACTCGCAACAAGATCTCTTCTGATCCTCACAGTTGTGATATTTGAAGTAATCGCAGTATTGACGTTATCAATTAGTGAACAAATTTTACTATACTTAAATCTTCCACCAAATTGGTTCATTTCTGAACTTCTAGAATAAGAAGTGATTGCAGAAATCACATCTGTTTTTAGATTATTTGGATCTCCAACAAAATTAGTGTTATAATAAACGTAACTATCGATTTCAACATAAAGATATTTCAAATCTTCAAATTGAGGTACAATTCCTGCAACAGAATAATTCTTTAACGATTGTAAAAGTTGCTTTTTAGTAAAATCTGATAGGAAAGATCCATTTCTAGGTTTTGCTGCAATAAAAACTCTTCCGTATTGGGGTGGATTTAGATCCTCACCACCATATGCACTTACACTTTCAATATTTGGGTATAGAGTTGGTAAAATTGCTTCATAATCACTTGCAGTAACTGCTCTATGCTGTGATGAATATAGTCTAGGAGCGTAATATTTGACACTTTCGACTGGTTCTATCTCATCTCCATTCTCAGATGGTACTTGAGCAGTCAAATCTACACTAAAAGACGTTATATTTGCGTTATTTTCATCAAAAATTGTTCCAGCAAATCTAAAATCAGATACACCATTGCCATCTTTACCGTTTGTTTTGATATATGAGGCAGTAATTACGTTTCCTGATTGTAATTTTTTACCAAAAATATCATCACCAAATAAAATTTCGTATTTTTCGTCTGTTGTCTCTTGAATTAAGTAAATATTCGACGTAGAAGTGATGCCAAGAATGTTATCTACTAGTTTATACTCTGTAGAAGTGGTATCTGTAGAGGTATTTTTTACTCTTACACGTAAAGTTGAAGTATCAACGCTATCATTTGGAATAATATATCGTTGATTTGGTTGAGAATTATTAACTGTCCACGAATTTTCAAGATATTGTCCCTGATAGATCTCTAAACTTCCCGAAGAAGTGCCACTATCTGCCGCTACGGTAACTTTTTCTGGTAAAGAGAAGATAAAATTAACATCAGAAACGCTTCCATTTGCAACAACTCCAGGTTGAAATGAAATTGTGTCTGTTGTTGTTGAAAATCCAGTAACAAAAAAGTCTACAGTTGCTTTTGCTGCACGCTTTGAACGAGGAACATACCCAATATTGCGTGCAAGAGATACAACATTTTCACGCAATGTTGCGGAATCGATAAAAGTTTCATTCACCACCATATTTGTGTTATAGGCAGTGATATAAGAATTATATGCAAGCAAATTTATAATGACTGAAAGATTAGATCCCTCAAAGTCATAGTCTGTAAAGTTTGTATTTGCTCTTAGATAATCTTTAATTGAGGATTTTATATCCTCAAAATTTAAATTTGTAAATTGTGTTAGTGCCATTATAGTCTAGTTGGTTCTAAGATGAAGGTAACTGTCTGCGTAGGCGTTGATAAACCAACTATGTCATAAGATATTGTAACTTCTAGTGCATTATTATCAGGATCTGGATCAACTTCAACGCTTTTTAGTACAACTCTTGGCTCAAAGTTTGTAATAACGGTTTCAATTTCTGTCTTTATTGGAGCAGTAAAATCACTTGTTGCTAGTTCAAATAACGCTCCGCTAATTCTAGTGCCAATTAGATTGTTAAAAAATACCTCTCCAACTTTAATTCTAACCAAATTTTGAACAGCACGCTTGATTGCATCCTCATTTTTCAATGGAAGGATATCATTGGTAACTGGATGACGCTTCATTGACAGTGAAATGTCCTTGAAACCCCTAGAAATTTTTTGAAGAGGCACTTTTTATAGGATCTTCGTTTATTTATTCGTATTTATAGGCATTTCGTATCTGGGTTCTGTTCCATATTCCCAATCGTCGTAGTCTTCATCATTGCGAATTTTTTCATGAAGTTTATTTTGAATAGTCAAATTGTGAGTTTTTTCTTTTCTAAGTTCCATAAATTGTCTGATTATGTAAAATCAGAACTTTTTACAGGGTTCTATCCTGAAATTGTCACAGTCTCATACATGAAATCATCTGAGGTTTCAATTTTTCTACGATTTTCTACTGAGTATTCAGTCAAATCTATTTCATAACCAGGATTTTTTGTAATTCTATTTTTTGTCCATGCGTCATCAAACCAAAGGATCTTATTGTTGGGATACGCATAGAAGTTTCCATTGTCCATTTTGAATACATGAGCGCACTTATGTTCTGGTGTTTCACTAAAATTTGTATTCAAAGTAGATTTTGATTCCCATGACCAGTCAAGAGTAAACAAATATGTTCCTTCATTCTTTTCCCCACGATAATTTATAAGTTCAGCTCTAAGATTTGCAAGTCTTGCACGAACTTGGACATCAATATATGGTGAAAAGCAATCCCACCACATGCATTCTTCTAATTTAGGAACTGGTGCATCTGGTTTCCAACAAAATGCATGAATGGGTCTTCTTGTCCAATTGACGCCATTTTCTAAAAATGCTTCAAATAATGGAACATGTTTTTCTAATGATGCTACAGAATGGACATCACATAAAGTTACTTCTCCATGTCCCTTCTTGTGATTGTATAAAAACTCATTACGAATGTAACAAGTTATTGTTGGTAAGTTATGATTTAGATATGCCATAAAAAAAGACAGGATTTGCTCCTGTCTTATGTAGGTGTTATTTTTTATAAGTTGATAATAGCCTATCAATTGTTATTGACGCATCAGTTAACTTTATCACTGCTGATGTTACCATCAGAGACATTAACAATGTTGATAACCTTATTCTGTTGTCTGTATTGGTAAACTCCATCTTCGATAATAATGTGAAGTGGAATTCAATCCAAAATGTTAACTATGAATTATTTTCCTTGACCTCTATAACGCTTACCAGCACTATTCCTACTTGTTGCAGAAATTTTTGTGTTTTTGGAGCGTCCCTGACGAGTATTTTTTGGAGATGATTCAATAATTTTTGAACCGCTCGATGATTTTTTCACTGCCATAACTTACTCAATATCGTAACCAAGATATTCTACCACAATATCGTCAGGATGGGGAGTGCCATTTAGATAAAATTGGTCCGCAAGTTCTTGCGTAATATCCAACATTTCATCTTCCGTTACGGAAGAATAAATTTTTCTCCCCTGACAATATATATCGTATTTCTCCATGTGTAATCCGACACAAATTCTAACTTTATATATCAGATAACTCGTGTCTTCTCGTGTCCTACTCGACAGATTGGATCACACCAAATTTCAAATCCTGCCTTGATTGCATCTAAGCAGAACGAAACATCTTCACCACACATATCCTGAACTTCACCAGAATCAAAGACTTGCATCTGAGGAGCAAACCAAGGATACTTCATCTCTGGATGTTCAAATACACCATGCTTGATTAGTGTCCAACCAAACCCAGTGTAATCAACAGTGAATGGTTTACGACGCTTTTGAATGCCATCAACCATTTCATGATTCATAACACCACCATTGTTCTTGAAGTCATCCTCTTCAAGCCAATGTGCAACTGATGTTGTTACACCATCTTCAGTTGCGTACCAACCACAAACGATGTCCTTATCCATCCATACAAGGCGATAGAACGATTCTGTATTGAATACAATGTCACTATCAATCCAAAGTTGGTAATCATACTTTAGTTTACCATCCCAGGGTAGTTGATCGGGACCACGGAGAACATTAGCACCAAGACACTTACAACGGGCAAAGTTGACCATTGAAGAATAGTCTTGCGAAATCTGAATTGATGCACCATTTTGTACAAGATCAAAACAGAGTTGTACAAAATTCTTAAGATATGTATATGAAACTCCTCTACCAGGAAGACAAAAGACAATGCTCTTGTCTTTAATCATTTGTTTTGCTTCTTCTAAGTTAAAATCATCAGAACCACCGCTTGATGATGTAGGTGGTTTGGTAATTACTTTAAAACCTTTTGCCATGAATATACTTCAATTTGATTTGTTTACGTAAACGGGTATCACCCAAAGGCATGATACCACGTTATTTAGAATACGTCAATAGAGTATTTTTTTGAAAATACTATTGCATCTTCCCAAGTATTAACAATTGGCATTCCCCGAATATTGAGTGATGTATTAAGAAGAACTGGACAACCAGTACGTGCATACCAACATTCAAGGATTTCTCTAAGGATGCTAGAAGACCATGTAGGCACTGTTTGAACTCTAGCAGTATTATCTACATGAACACATGCAGGAATGCTATCAGGACGCTTACAGTCATATACGAAGGACATATAACGACTATCTGCTGGCATACGGAAATAATCCTGGCAATGCTCTTCTAAAATAGCAGGAGCAAATGGACGGAACTTTTGTCTCTTCTTAACAGTATTAACTAAATCCTTCATCTGGAGTGTTCTAGGATCCGCTAGAAGACTTCTATTACCCAAAGCCCGTGGTCCAAACTCAGCCTGTCCATTTGCAATCCCACACATACCTTTATGGAGCAGTGTATCAACTACCTTCTTTACATCAACCGTTTTTTGAATGTCTTCACCCAAATATGGGGTGAAGTTAACTTTACCACCATAAGATAACAAAGCCGCTCCTAAGGAAGCTCCAGCATCTCCTGGATTTGGCATAATCCACATGAACGGGTGCTCGTTTTGTAACTTAGCGTTTACTACACAATTTAAAGCAACCCCTCCTCCATAACAAATATTATTACTATATTGTCTTGCGTTATTAAAAATCTTTCTTAGTTCCTCATAGAGAACAATCTCTGCACTCTTTGAGTTGTCTTCTGGATTTCCTTCAAGAGAGATGGAAAAGCCCTTGTGGTTATTGCTAGAGAGCAGTTTACGCGCTTGTTCGACGTATAAGGGTTTACCAAACGCTGCCATACCCATAAAGATGTATTCTTCGTCTAAGGGTTTCAAACCAGCCCATTTTGTATAAGAAGAATACCACAACCCAATAGAACTTGGATACTTCTTAGACCATACTTTCTTATACTTAGCACAACCCTCCACCATCTGAGCGTGCCAGATTGAAGCCGTATCCCATTCACCAATACTGTCTACGACAACACATGCAGCATCGGAATATGGTGATGTCTGAAATGCTGCAGCAGCATGGGAGAGATGATGTGAGTAGTATTGATTAGGGGTGAGATAGATATTTCTTTCTTTGAATGCACTCTTATACTGTCCTGCAAAGAACTGACGAGTACGTTTTAACCATGGACGTTCATAAAATGCAACGATATCATCTTCAGTATGAAGTAATGCTTCTGCACAGACTGGTAGATTTAAATGCTTATCATGCTTTACCTTAGAATAACGTTCTGCATGAGCAGCAAATTTGATTTTACCGTCATTGATGACTGATATTGCAGCATCATGAAATCCTTCACTGATTCCAATCATAATCAATCATCTTCATAAATGTAAGGATCTTGTCTGCGTAACTTCCACAATTTATATTCACCTTTGATCCATCTAATTAGTTTTGCAATAGGGTTCATATTAAAAATTCATAGTCAATTTATTTAGTATCCATAATCAATTGGGCGTCCCCAATCTGCTGGTAAAGAACCATGTAGTTCTTCAAATTCATCATAAAGATATTGATAGTGTTTTTTTAAAAAAACATACAATTCTGGTCTCAAAATTTCTTTATCTGCATCCCATTGATCAGATAAAAATTTATAAATTCCATTCTTGGGGGGATTAATTCCTTGATCAGGAACAAAAACGCAGGGATGAATGGAAGTTAATTTTTTATCTAAAAATTTTTCTAATTTAAATTTTTCTATTTTATTATT